ATGCTGACAATAAAACAGATAGAAGCGGCCAAGCCGAAAGAAAAATCATACCGATTGTCAGATAGTGGCGGGTTGTTCCTTTTTATCTCGAAAGGCGGCGGAAAAATTTGGCGATTCCGGTACCGAAAAGACGGAAAGGAGCAAACACATGTCATCGGCTCATATCCGGAAATATCATTAATAGAAGCCCGTAAACTTCACGCCTCAGCAAAATCAATCCTTGCCACCGGCGGATCACTGGAAACAAAGAAGGAAACGTCACAAGAAAAAAGCATCATCACTTTTGAAAGTGTTTTCCGTGAATGGTACGAGTTTAAAAAAGAGGTATGGTCTGCCGGTTACAGAAAAGAAATGCTATCCATGTTTAATGATGATGTCTTACCGATTATCGGCGGAGAAGACATTGCATCAATGGATCCGCTACGTGTTGTAGACGTGATACGCCACTTCGAAAGCCGTGGAGCAATGGAAAGAGCCAGCAAAGCCCGCCGTCGCTGCGGGGAGGTGTTCCGGTATGCGGTTATAACAGGGCGCTCTAAATACAACCCGGCGCCAGACCTGGTTGATGCCGAACGCGGGTACCGGAAAAAGCACTACCCATTCCTCACCAAAGAACAGATACCCGCCTTTAACAAAGCGCTATCGACTTTCACCGGCAGCACCATCAGCAAGATAGCCACACAGGTTTTGCAATACACGGCGCTGAGAACCAAAGAACTCCGGTCTATGCAATGGTCAGACGTCGATTTTGAAAACAAGGTGATCACCATATCTTCCGAAGTGATGAAAAGCAGAAAGCCACATGTCGTACCGATGTCAAATCAGGTCGTCGCGCTGATGGAGCAAATTAAGCCTATGACATCAGGAATATCAGACCTTGTTTTCCCCGGAAGAAATGATAAAAGAAAGCCAATAAGTGAAAATGCTGTATTGCTGGTGATCCGGCAAATAGGTTTTGACGGAATAGCAAGCGGTCACGGATTCCGTCACCAGTTCAGCACTATACTTAATGAAAACGGATTTGACCGTGACCTGATAGAGCGCCAGCTTGCCCACGTTGACCGTAACGCAATACGCGGCATTTATAACCATGCCGAATACCTTGATCAGCGCAGAAATATGATGCAGTGGTTCGCTGACTATATTGATGAAATCTCAAAGTAACAGGAAACCAACATGCACAATATCGCCAACCTCACCCAAGACGAAAAAGACAAAATTAATGCCGATTTAGCCGCATCCGGTATCGCGTACAAAGAAAGACTCGGACTGCCGTATGATCTGTACGAAACAGAAAACCAGCAGCCCGAGCATTTGCGCCCGTACTTCAGAGAGAGACTGGAACATTACAGGGAGATCGGGAAAAGGTTTCCGCGTGGGTTCGAGTATGAGAAGGAATGATGTCATTCATGCTGACCAACCAGCACTAAACTGGTAAACTTGGCTTAAGTGTAACAATAACAAACGAATTAACGGCGTATTGAGCCATATTCTCATGCTACCATAAAAGGAATATGAAGTATCACATGAAGAATCAAAGAAGCGTTGCGCTAAATTTAATAAAGCTAATTGCTTGCATAATGGTTATTGTCGTCCATGTTTCAGCAACTAACATTGATGATATAACATCAAGCAAGTGGGGTGTGTCGAATTTTTATAACTCCATATCAAGAATATGCGTACCTTTATTTTTTATGGTTTCAGGTGCTTTACTCATAAGAGAGAATACCAGCTTTATAAATTTTATAAAAAAACGTTATTATAGAGTGATTCCCCCAGTAATTATTTGGAGTGCAATATACTATGTGTATCCAATGTTCTATGGGTATGAGCAACCAAGAACAATCGCCAGTCTGTTTAATTCACCAATATCGGTTCATCTTTGGTACCTATACGCAATAATAGGCCTTTATCTTCTTGTGCCGTTTTTATCCATGATTTATTTTAAATCAACATTATCTGAGAGAGTGTTGTTCTTAGCTATTTGGTTTATAGGTTCGTCTTTATTCCCTACACTTAACAACACTGGCGTGTCTGGTATTAGCGCATCATTATTTGGTTTAAATTCTTTGGCTGGATATATTGGATATATTTTTGCCGGGAAACTAATATATGACCTTCCATACAGAAAATTCTATTCTGAGATTATTGGGCTGGTAATATTTATTACTTGCTCTTACCTTACATTTTATTTAACGAAAACATACTCATATTCATCAGGCAAATTTAATGGTGTATTTTATAGTTACTTATCGTCATTAGTTGTCTTATCTGCATTTTCTTTATTTTATGTCACTATAAACACAAATATAAAATCAAGTTTTATTGCTTCGTGTTTATCTGCATTTTCATCATGCGCATTAGGTATTTATTGTTTGCAATCAATGATGATTAAAGAAGTAGCTTACAAGTTAAATGTCAGAGCTACACATGACCCAGCTATTATATGGATACCTATAGCAGTTGGCGTTACCTTCGTATCTTGTTTTGTAATTTGCTATATTGCATCACGAATAAAGGTAATCAGACAGATTGTGTAATACAATAATATATAAGAAGGGTGGTGATTTTCCGCCCTTCTTACTTTTACCTATTATGACATCCATGCCAAAATGGTATCAGTATCATCATGATTCATCCATCCACCATGATCACCAGTCACCCTAATATCCTTGTATTTATGCCCGCCATTTTGCAATAGCGAACGAAATGGTATCCAGTGCATGTCCATATCTAATGTTCTATCTTGCATACTGTAATAGCACAATATCTTAGGCCAAGTGAATGTAGACATTTTTATTACTGATATCCTATCAGTTTCAAACTCAGGCTCAGAATACAACTTTCCTTTTACTATAATTTTATTTAACCCAATATCAGAAGTGTACTCAATGGCAGATGTTTTATTTAACTCTTTGTCATTTACTCTATATGAAGTAAAAGCCGACATAGGGTCATGTCCTGAAGTTTTCTTTAAAAAGCTATAAAAGCTATTTGGAGTAATTCCATAAGCAGCCTCCACAGATTCACGATGTGAGTACTTCCATGCTGCATACAAGTTTGTTACAGGGTACATCAATGTAATACTTTTTATACTTTTTTCAGGCATGATCATCGCCGCATTCAATGTAGCCAAGCCGCCATTTGAAGCACCGACCATATGACAATATTCGGTAACATTAAAATTATTTTTTATATGGGAAACAAAATCTTTAATATTATTTCTTACAATGTCCGCCCCCCATCCTGCGCTAGACCCATCGGGCATTCCATTGTCATTTTGAGCTCCACAGACAACGTAACCATTATTCAAGAGCTTCTCTATAAGTGGGCTGCTAAACTCAACATAATCGGCACGTTTCTTATTTAAATAAGCACCATTATTTTGTTGATCAACACCAAACTGTGTACTCCCACTGAAATTTGCGGTAGCCTCAGTTCCATTCATCACCCACCCATTACCGTGATTTAACACAACAAACTCATGTTTTTTCCCATACTCCGTATAATTTTCAGGAGTTCTGACAAAACACCAATCGTTACCGCCAGACTTAGCACCCCATTTATAGATATATAGGCCACGGCCTTTTTTATCTAAAAATTTATATCCCAACATTGAGGCACCAACAATCAACGCAGATGCACTACCAAAAATAAAACTTCTCCGTGATATCATTGCGTTACCACCATAACCAAAACTAAGTCTCTGTTATTATACACTAAATTCCCCTCCCTATAACGAGAGGGGATAAATTTACTTATGAAACATACCACTTAATCCCTGCGTAATGAACAGGGCTATTGACGGCACCGATCTGCAGTATACCGTACTGAATGGCAGTGATGTAAGGAAGTGATGACGCGGAATTTGCACTGGTCGGAGTTATGCTGATTGTTGACCACGGACGAATATTTGGATTTGTTATTTTCACTGGAAGTGTTTCATTGCTAATTTTAGCTACTCCTTGACGAGGAAATGATGAGTCAAACGTAACATTTACACCACTAATGTTATCTTCAGAACCCAATATTTTTGTATCAGCGCCCGTAAGGTCGACATTACTAAGTATCAACTTATCATCTGCATTTTGCTTTGATATTCCATTTTTGCATGCTTTTACACTCATACCAGTGATAGACACATCTGCACGAAACATGGATAAAGCGGTATCGCAATTTTCCGCATATAAATTCGTCACAGAAACCCTGTCAGCAAATGCGGATATGTTAACTCCCTGAACCGTTGAATTAACCACGCTGATATTATTCAGTTGCACATCAGTAGATTCGCTCACACCAACACCAGCTCTATTCGAGCCCGGTGGTTGCATTACGTTTTTTATTACGCAATTGCTGACGATAGTCCTGCTTGCTGGCTTTCCTGGATGACCAAGCCCAACACCATTAGACCACCTGACTGTATCAACATTAATATCTGTCACCACACTATCAGTACTATCAATACCAATAGCGCTGGCACCAGTATTATATGAAGATATGTTAGTTACGATAAAATTAGCACCGAGAGTATGAAGCGTTGAGTAATTTAAACATCTAGTTCCTCCAGTCTTCCCCCATGAGCTTGTGCTGATAATATCTGCTATTACGCTCCGCTCAGCACATACCGATATACCCTCAAGACCATAATCAACAAGCCTTACCCCTCTAACTTCATGTTCAACGCCACCATCTATCCAGAGAGTACTCTCGGCATAACCGGTGTAATCTGCTTCGGAGATATAGTTATTACCCAGCGTAATTCCATAAACACGATGACGGTTACCCCCACCGGTTAAGTGGATAAGGCGCATCTTTGATGAAGTTACCTCTTTTTCATTACCATCAATCCGACCATGCCCTTCAATGGTAATATCATCAACTCCTGTCGCTGATATCAGAACACATAAATCAGGGCAGTTACGATCTGCATAAACAACACCATCGATTCTGATTGTCATGCTTTTTGTTAAGACAATCGGCTCAATATAAATTTCAGTGTTTTCGTCAATATGAACAAAATTATTAAAATCAATGCATTTTGTCAGGGCATCGGTATCACTGTTTTGGCCTTTGAAGTTTTTGAAATTATGTAGCGGATAGCCATTCAGCAGGCCGCAGCAGAGCCAGTTGCTATCCGGTGACGAACCCGGTGTGATGGTTACAGGGTATGCGCCTTTGTAGACATAGAAAAATCCATCACCGGCAAGCGCGGCCTCTTTGTCTGAATTAAGAATGCCACCGTCAGCAAATGACGCTTTTCGCGCAATAGTGAGGCGACTGTAATCAGCGTACACAGTATTACCAAACGATGAACCTACGAGTTTGTCGCCGCCCTGCGCACCTAATTCCTGCCGCAACTGATCAGGGTCGTACTTCAGCACATTAGGATAATAGAACTGCTGTGCGCCGTATGAGTCATACACAGCCATAGAATGGCCTTGCACGGTAACGAATTTGGCAATCTGTCCGTTATAAACAGGATAACCGGCCTGATTGATGATCAGCGGTTGAGACACCGGAACAGTGGTTCCGTCCTCGTTTTCCAGATACACCTGAATTTGGTTTTCCGGGATAGTCGGGTCGGTGTCAATTTTTCCGATGAAGATTTTCCCGTTACTCGCCGCCTGGAATTTGCGTGCAAGTGTAAATAACTGATTTGGCATACTCACGACGACATTGTATAATTGTTGTGGCATAGTTAACAACCTTTAGGAGATTATATGGCGGCAAGAACACACGAAGTTCTAACCAGAGAAAGATTAATGGAAGTGCTTGATTACAACCCTGATACCGGTGTTTTCATCTGGAAGCAGAAGTTAAGCAACAGGGGCGCTGTAGGTAAAAAAGCTGGAGCAATATCATATGGATATAATGTGATTAACATTGATAGGGTTCGTTATTTCGCTCACAGGCTGGCTTGGTTATATGTTTATGGCGTTTGGCCAGAAAAAGAAATCGACCATATAGACAGAAACAGATTTAACAATTCTATCTCCAACCTTAGAGATGTAAGTCGGACGGTTAACGCTCTGAATAATGGGCTGAGAAGCGATGCAACGTCCGGACTGAAAGGCGTTACCTGGTGCCAAGAAAGAAACAAATGGCAGGCGCAAATAAATATTTCAGGGAGAAACCTCACACTCGGTCGTTATGACACTATTGATGAGGCTGCAATAGCTTATAAAGCTGCAAACATGGTTTCTGACTTCCTGTTGAATAAATGATTTGTTCTGACATTGCTTTCTCCAAACGTGAGAAGTTGCACCAGTTTTATGGTGTGAGTTATGTTTTACGGGTTAATTACGCTATATAATGATAAAGAATAAACAATTGTGAGGTGGTGGCGACTATGAATGATAACGTGTCGGGAAAAATTTATAGCGACACTAAATCGCTAGTAAAAAAGACAATAAAGATAATAGCAATACTTACGGTCATTTTAATTGCTACGTTTGCGATATTTTTTGCTTACAATGAGTACAAGATAAATAAAAAAGAAAATTTAATACTAGAAAAAGCCATACCATTTACACAACAGTCCAAGCCACTTGAATTTATTAGAAGTGATTTTGGTTCGTCATCGTCTCTGTATCTGTGGTTTATCCCAGACACTGACCGTCACGTGGTCATTCGTATTGGTGAAAAGTATTCCGTATTTTCCTCGGGGAGAGTGTCAAATAGTTCTTTAACATTACATCGACGGGCAGGAGATGCGTGCGATTATTATTCAAGTATCGCTTTGGATGAAAAAGGCAATATCATCTCTGTCGCATGTGATAACACAGAGTATTATGATGGCCCATGGCGTTATCACTAAGAGCCTATAATAAAAGAAGGGCTATTGCCCTTCTTCCTGATCTTCCTGCATCAACCACCACAAAAACCCCATTCTGGCGATAATACGCTTGTCCTTTACTGGTAGCACATCATAAAACTCACGCCATGCCTGAGACGTTCTTAATTTTGCCTCATCAAACATCTGTCCGATGCGTGACCGCCCGCGTGGTACTGGTGTAGACAGCCCTTTTGCAGCCTGCTGAAACTCAGTCGATGCTATAAGTTTTTCAGCTGCGGCACTTGATTCAGCCCCGCCGAGCTTCCTGGCTTTAGCTGCCACTCTGGCACCAAGTGAACCTCCTGCAAGCGCACCAAGTGGCCCGGCATTTGCGCCAACCACAGAACCAAGCTTTTCAGCATGCTTAGCTGCGAACTCATATTGAGCAGTAACCGCATCAAAACGTTTAGTGAAGTCGTTCAGTCTTCCGGTAGTTATTTCGAATGACTTTGCCCTGCGAATAGCGTTTGCCACCACATACGTATCGTGAAGCCCTGACATGAACTCCTTCGGCATATGGTTAGCCAGCACCCGAAGGTTCCCTGATGCTCTCAGGTTCTGGTACCAGTCAGCAAAGCCAGCCGGATTAAAATCGGCACCACGCTTTCCGGCTGATAACATATCCCGTATAGCCACACCGGCAACCTCCTGCCTCATTTGTCTGGTGGGGAGGCTATTCATCAGATCAATGAATTGTTTTGAGTTACCTTTAGCCAGCGAAGCAACAGCAAGAGAACCTTTATTTGCGACATCGCCTGTAAGGTTTTTACCGCGCAGAGCCACCATCTGGTCTTCCATGTTTTTACGCATTTGAACCAGTCTCTGTGCAACCTCAAAGTCACGCCTTACTCCGACCTCACCGAGTGCTGCACGTTGATCTTCAGATAGCTGCCGGTACAGATATTTGAGCGCTCCCTCGTCTGCGTCTTTATATGGCCCACGGTTTTTATAAAGAGCCTGACCCACCAACCGGCGCTGCTTATTGAGATTGGCATACGTCAGAATGCCATCCTGGCCGGGGTTTACTGCCTTAAACACATTCTTCTCAATCGTGTCTAGGTTTTCCCATCCGCCTAATTCATCCGCTTTCCTCTCCAGTGCTTCCGCTGTGTTGTTTGCAGATACTCTTGCGTTAGCTGGCAATGCATTATCAACACGTCTGTAAAGCTGATCGCTTTTACCTTCCAGAGCTGACATTCTGCCATCAAACTGCCCAATCACTTTTTGGTTAAGAGATAATGCATCTGGAACGCTGGCAACATCATCAATCAGTCTTCCGGCATTCTCTGACAACTTCATTATTGCCTGGTCTTCCTGTGCTTTAAGCGCAGAACCGGGGCGAGATTTAATTGCCTGCTCTACCGCTTGGTATTGCTGATTACCTGAAAGATGCGAAGGCAATAGGTCGTCAGTCATGCCCAGCCTCTCAGCTGACGCAGCAACCTCAGCGTTTGGTTTTACATCGAGACCGGTGAGCGTACTGGCCAGATCCGGATTTTTGTCTGCCGCAGCCTGCCTGAGAACGGTCTCAACATCACCAGCACCTCCACCACCAGGCGGAGGAGGGGTTCTGCCTAGAATGTCGCCTACCTTCTGAGATACTGCGTTGTATGCCTTACCGATAAGCGGAGTAACCAGTCGAGCCGCGCCGGATGCGGTCATCCCCAAACCCAGGTCAGCAGCAAGCGAACCAGAATCATTGCGCTGGCTGTTCTGAGCAAGTGCGCCAATGATGTTTTCCTGAGCAAGATCGGCAACCTTGGAAGCCCCCCGCTCAAGACGACCAGCATCGGCAGCAGTACCTAAAGCAGCGGCTGCTTTTTCTGGCCCCATAGCAGGGACAAGATACGGGATTACCTCAGAGGCGATCTTCCCTCCTGTTGTCTCTGGCCTCATATCTTCAGGAAGTGAAAACCGCATTGCCGGTGTATACGTACCATCACCAAGACCGATTTTCTCACCAGCCCATGCCGCAGCACTAACAATTGAATCACCGACTTCTGGTATGATATTCGCAGTGTTAACGCCAGCTTGAGCAACCGATTTTCCTGCTTCTTTCACCCCGTATTTCAGATCATCAACCCAATCACTTTCAGGCTCTGGCTGACTCGCTGGCTTGTATTTAAGCCATGGGGCATCATTTTCAGATTGCTGTGATGCGGCCTGATTTTGGTAGTTCTCCCATGGTGCGGCCATAATTATTTGCTCCAGTTATTTTTATCTGAAGGGTCTCCGCCTTTATACGTATACCCGCCTTCCTGGTGGCCTATCGGCAAGCCGTATTTACTCTGGTTAAGTTCGCCTGAGTATTTACTGAATTCATCAGGATATCTGCTTTCCAACCGTTTTTTCCCCTGCTCGAAAGTTTCGATAATTCCCTCAATTGATTTCTTTGCCTGCTTCTCTGACATACCTGAATCAAGGCTACCAATTGCATCCATAACCTTTCGACCCTCGGCATCAGAAAGTGCGCCCATGCCTCGCATCTGCTGAATACCAGACATAAAGCCCTGAGATTTCAGAGTATCAACCATGGCCGAAGTGTCGGATGCATCAGTACCAGGTAAGAACCGGCTACCAAACGGGTTTACGTTCACACCAAAATACCCTGTAAAACCAGGTGAATTAATGATGCTCTGTGCAGTTTTTATTGCCCTGTCTGCCGAATCCACCTGACTTGCAACAGTGTCATACCGCTCTGCCTTGGCTGCTTCTTTTTGGGTTCGAATACCATCAAGCTTTTGTTCAAGTTCCGCCCTTTTTAACTCATTGGTTTCTCTTGATACCTGACGATCTAAAGCCTTTTCTTTATATTCAAGGCCTTTAAGTTCTCTGTCGAGGTTAAGGCGTTCTCTGGCGATATCTGCATTTTGCTTTTGAATGCTAATACCAGCCCAACCACGCGCATTAGACTGCTCATCACGACGGGCAGTTAACGCCTCACCGGCCTGATTGCTGCGCACTGTTTCAGCCAGCTTCTCACGGTCAATCTGACGGCCTTCATTGGCACCAATAACATCAAAGTATTTTTCAGGAGTGAGCGCACTCATGCCGATAGTGTCAGCCAACTCAACAGCACCTTTCGGATCAGCTTTAGCCAGGCGCTGAGCTTCTTTCGGGTCAATACCGAGACGCATCAGTTCAGCCGCGTTTTTGGCAACGAACTGATCACCCGTTCCGGCGTTGACCGCCATGCGAAAGTTTGCGGCCACATTACCGAGTGATTCGCGGGTGTCGGCTGAGATGCCTTCCATGCCTTTCCCGATCTGCTCATTCATTTCTGGAAATTCTGCGAACAGTTGACGCATGGATGCAGTATCACCGGCAGCGCGGGCTGTTCCATATTTCTGGAAAAACTCCTGCTGTCGCTGTGCCTTCTGATCTGCCTTATAGAGTTCATTTATTCCCTGTAAACCCTGCAATGCCTGTAACCCTACATTGTTAGCCCCGCTCCTCTGTCGCTCATTATTCTCACGAATCATACTTAACGTTGCATTAACGTCGCTGGCCTGCGGAGCATTAATATTGGACTGACCAATACCAGCCAGCAGTCCGCCTGAGTTTACGCCTTGATTCCAGGTTGCCATGCGCCCTCCAAATTAGAATAATGACCCCAGTGCGCCAATTCCTGCGCCTATTGCGGTACCCCATCCCGGCATGATCGCCGTACCAGCCGCCGCCCCCCCCATTGCACCGGTCATCATCCCGCCGAATTTTGACGGTCTGTTCGCGTTTGCTGCTTGTGCTGCTGCGTTCTGTTGTAGTAACTGCCCCATGTTATTGGCGTAATTCTGTCCGGCGCTTGCCTGCCCCTGTAACGCCCCGAGGCCGATGTTCGCCAGATTCTGATAGTTGTTCATCTGGCCGGACAACCATCCCTGACCGAGTGTAGGGGCTATTGCCGCGAGCTGGTTCCCTGTGGCTGTTGAGCCAAGACCACCGGTTGCCTCTGCCGCATTAAGAGCCTGATACCGCGCCTGATCAGCCATGTCTTTATATTGCTGTGAACCGTAATAACCCTGTAATGCCTGCCCCTGCCCCTCAAGCGTTGAAAGCCCCTGAAGCTGTTTAATGTACTGCGCTGCCATTGGAGTGAACGGAGCAAGGTTCTGCATGTTCGTCTGCCACATTTCACGCTGTAGCGCAGTAGCTTCGCGGGTAGCATCAGCCTGAGCACCCGCGCCGCCATCACCACCGCCTTTCATGTAACCATGCATTGGTTGCAGTGAGTTTCTGAATTTCTCTGAAATAATCAGCATTTTAATAACTCCTCATATTGAGATCTCTTTAGCTGATACAGCGTGACACCTACAGGCGAGCCATTACTGATATAAGCATCATCCAGATGTCCGATTCTGGTAGCCCCGAGCATTCGGATAATGACGCGACCGTATTTCGTCGTGTCCGGAACCATTGTTACCGAGTTTGTAAAGGAGCTGTTTTTAAGCAGCCACTCACAGAAAAGCTTGTGCCCCTCAAGAGCGTACTGCCCACGGAATCCGGCATCATAAATAGCATGACACTCAACAACCGAATGCCAGAAATTACGTACTTCATGAACACCGGTGAGAATTAAACCCTCATAGATTCCGAGATAAACAGCATCCGGCTTTATTTGGTAATGATCGCCTTCGTCGACAATGTTCCCGGTATTGGTACGGTCATCAAGGAAGGCGCGTAGGCGATCAATGTTATCGATTAGTTTTATTTTCATCAGTCAATCAGTCCGTGTGAACGCATGGCATCTTCAAGGGCTTTTATGCGCTGTCGTGCAGCGGTAAGACCGGTAGCCATCGCCTGTACTTCTGATTGCGTGTATGTGGCGCTTACCGTGTATGCCTGGCTGGCATTAAACGCACCTTTCAGCGCTGAACCGGTTGCCGCAGTGAATCCGGTAACACGACTGCCTACCACCTTAACGCCGTTGACCTTGTACGATGATGAGGCGGTGATATCGCCGATAACCTGCAATTTATCCGTGGTTGGAGTTACCGCATTGCCGATAATGAATGATCCGCCTGCAGACTGAATAACCTGGTCAGTGGCTGCAGACTTCGACACCATGTCGCCTTCAATTTCGACGACCTTTCCTGTCAGGTAATCAACATCACTGCGCAGTGTGACTATCTGGCCTTCTGCCGTGGTCAGGCGGACATCAAGCAACTGAATTGCGTTGGTGTTGGCCGTAATGCGGAGCTCATGGTCATCAACTTCTATCCGTAGCTGCTGAATGCGGTTCTCATGGTCTGCTAGAACTACGTCCTGCTCATCATTTTTAACCTGCGCATCATATGCCCCCTGACCGGCCTCATTTGCTTTCCCAGTCACCCTGGTGAAGTCCAGTGACTGAGACAGCACATACATCCGGTAAGCAGGAGAAAACACGACAGGGAGCGACGCAGCGTTAATTCCGACCGCCGTTACTGCAATTGGGTCTTTTAAACTTTCATCAGCCATTATTCAGCCCTTACTGTCAGGTCAGACAACGTTACCGGCGCTTTGGTTATTACCCTGATTTTGAACCCGACATTTTTCCGGATGCGGCCTATCCGCTTCCAGATAATGCGCTGGTCATAACGGAACGGTGCATTCTGAGAGATCATCTGCTCGCGGCCGTAATTAATGCCGTCAGTGGTAGCCGACAGGAATAACCGGTCAGCAATCTGAGCAACGCCGGTCGATGCTTCAAGCTCAAGGTCAAACAGTCTGGCGTTATCGGCCTTAATCAGCGGGGTGTACAGCAGGTGCTCTGTCTGCGCGTCATACTGCGATGAGGAATTGAACACCAGACGACCAACAACAGGCTGCTTTTTGTCACCGACGGTTATCTGATTACCTTCATACATAAAATCAACTGCCCGGTACGGCTCATCAAACAGGCCGGTTTTCAGCACAGCCCATTGCTGGCCGTTCTGGCTTGCTGCCGCGTCGAATACCAGTGCATGCCGTGGAAGGTGAATGATCAACAATTCGTGAGAGTCAAACCGTACCGACTCCATGATGCCGCCAGATAATTCATCGGCAGTGTAACCGCGCAGTATCTTCTCGATGGTTGCCGTGGCGATAGATTTAACCTGACCGGAGTCAACCAGGTAAACAGACGGTGCGCCGCTGGCCGGGTGGCTGATGATAGCGAACGCATCCATATAGTTGCATTTGCAGAATGTTCCGGCAATACCCTTGCTGACCATGTATGACGGGTTAGCCATGTAGAGAGCAGCGCCGACAGTTGTCGAACCGGTAAGCGTGAAATACTCAATCGTGGAAGCGCCGAAGCACACAATGAAGTCACGCCACACGCCGAGGCCGATAATGCCGTCAGGTTGCGACTCAGCACGATACTGACCGCTGTATTTGTCAGGGTGAGATTCATCTTCAAGGTCTGAAATGAAAAAGCTGTCAGTGCCTGCTTTCGACCACACATACCGGCCTTTAACCCTGGCAACGTCACTCGCCTCACCGAGCTCATACTGGATATATCCGGTATCGACAGGCCAGTTGGTGATCGTCTTTTCTCCGCCGTCATAGCGATACTGCGTTATTTTCCCACCGGACAAAACAGCCTGACTGGTTGCACTGTATGCCATCGATACGCGGGATTTGCCGGACACACTGCCGATAACGCTGTCACCGCGATACAGCTTGCCGCCGAGGACACGATACACGGCATTCTTCGCCGTGTTGTACTGGACGCCACGCGACACTCCGCCAGCATCACGAAGCTTTTCGACTCCGGGGAATGACCGCATATAACCGGCAGCATTCAGGACTTCTTTCGGTGTTGCTAACATATTCACCGGCAGGGTGTCGACATAATCAGCAGTCCTGAAATCTTTCGATAGCCCCCTAGATATCGGAACCTGAATCTTCGGCATTGTCTTTACTCCGGTGGAAGTATCGATACCCGTTCATCGTTGCCAGCCTGTTTCCTGAGCCAATCGGGAACCCGTTCGGGTAATGCGATCTGGCCTCTCTGGCCTTGCGCAATGAAACAGTGCGTAACAGGCGCTCTTTGCCATAACGGGCAGTGGTGATGACCTTATCGAGCGGGGCAATCTGGTAATCTGGTGCAATTCGTAATGCGAGGTTATAGATAACGGCGCTGATGGCTGCTTTGCTGATACCGTGGTCGTCACCCTGATCAATCGTGGTGTCGTCTGGTGCAAATTTATAGCCGGTAATAATACCTTTGCCGTCCTCGTGCCACTCAAACATCATTGCCTCAAGATCATTAACGCCATCCTCAAGAGACTGAGGTTCGATGTCTGTCAGTGTGGCATCAGAAGCAACGCCGATTTTACGAAGCGCCGCAACGACTAATTCACCCTTCGTTAGTATCTGCATCTTTCACCGCCTTTTTTCGTGTGGTGCGCGGTTTCTTTTCTGGCTCTGGCTCTGGCTCTGGCTCTGGCTCTGGCTCTGGCTCTGGCTCTGGCTCTGGCTCTGGCTCTGGCTCTGGCTCTGGCTCTGGCTCTGGCAGAGTTTGAGTGTCTTCCGGGTGCATATACCAGCCAGCGTCGAGATAATTTTCAATCTCATCATCTTCAACCGTGATGATTTGCAGCTTCATACCCCAAATTTTCACATTGCCATTGGCTTTATAAAGCATCGTGCTCATTGGTATCTCCAATAAAAAGGGGAGCCGAAGCTCCCAATGTGACAACGAGGATTTATTTCTGACCGGTCAGACCGATACCGACAGCTTCCGGACGTTTGGTGCATGCTGAATACCACACAGCAATACGGCACTTACCTTCGAGGGTAGAAATATCCCCCTGATAAGCGACGACACCATTCAGGCCGACTGACGGGATGTTGAACGCCTCTGTTTTCATGCCGCTGAACAGCGCATGGTTGAGAGGGATCGGCTGGGACAGCAGCGTAATAGAGTCGTCAGCCCAGAAGATGTTAGTCTTGGCCGTCTTAACGTTAATGACGCTGATTGCCGCACCTGCTGCCAGCGAAGTGTTAACGTTGGCATATGCGCGTTCTTCCGGCTTCAGTGCTGCGTCATCCAGAGCAATAGGTTTCGGCATGATGGTGATGTTGTTGCCATCAACACCAACTACCGCAAACGTTGCGTCCTGAGTGAGCAGATCTTTTGCCATTTGTGAGATGAATTTCACACCGGCAAAGCTGATTTTGTCACCGCGCTTGAATGCTGACCCGTCGCTTACTTTCACTACTGCGGTGCGGTTATCAACGTTCTCACGGTTGCCGTCAACGTCCTCTTTCCACGCTTCAGGCTTAAACTTCTGAGCGCCATCAACTGTAACACCGGTCGCAGTCCCGGCTGTCAGCGTTGGCAGTTTAGGGGAGCGAAGAACATCGTTAAATCCGGCAACCTGCTTCTGAATGGTGCCTGATTTATACGCCTCTTCAGGAATGCGGCCATACATGTCTTTACCAGCCAGAGACATCCCCGCTTTTTTGTAGTCATCGGCGTTAAAGAAGTAACTCAGCCCCTGACTACGGTTAAGCTCGCGCTGGAAGATCAGCGCTTCGGCATCAGACATCATATCCCAGGCTTTGTTTTCAACCGCCACGTGGTCAACATCAGTCACGATCAGAGATGCGGTATCAGCAGCCTGTTTTGCGATAGATGTTTCGATGTTATTTGCCAGCTTCAGGCCGGATGCCTTCATGCGGCGGCGGATGGATGTTTCATCACGAGTATCGTCAGCGCGAAGCGTGAAGAAGTCGTTATCAGGAACGCCCATGTTGCACTTAACAGACAGTTCAACAATACCTGTCGCCTTGTTGGTCAAGTCCCAGCCTGGCTGAGTCGGTGCCTCCTGTTCTACCGGCATCCAGATTGTATTCTGAGACCGCTGTAAGTCAGCAGCAGGCGGCGTGTATTTGCTGACACGCTGAGCCATCGGGCAGTTATTTTCGATAGTGTTTGCTACTTCATCCACCATATAGGTGATGATTTGACCTTCATTTAAAGCCATTATTTAATTCCTTGTAATTTCGCCTTGATTTGGCGGTAAAGCGCTACGTTTCCGTCACTGGCTGCTTTCTCCATCTGCTTACGAAGTCCGGCAGCATTAGCTGCTGAAACATCTCCGCTTAATGGTTCGTCAGCAGGCGGTGCGTCTGAACGCTGTTTACCGCGTGGCGTGAGAGTTAATCGTTCAGATAAGCGTGTCAGCTCAATGAGTGCGGACTGCCCGTCCATCGCCAGAAGTTGGCGAGCTTTCTCCGGGTTCGAGCCCAGGTAATACATGACAGCTGCGGATTTCTCAGGGAACAGGCGCATGATGTCAGCGCCAACCTGCGGCGGCACTAACTGCATGAACGCATCTTCTTTATCCTGATAGTCAGGGATGTTGAGTTTCTCCGCAGCGTCATAGTGTTTACGGGCAGCTTCCACATACTGCGCTGACTGCTGGGTGTATTCCTGAGTCTTGCGCCCCTGCTCCGCTACCGCATTGCTTCGTGCGTCCATAGCCTTCATCTGCCAGTCACTGTTAGCCTGCTGGAAAGCGGCTAGTGCGCGATTCTGGTCAAAGTCATACTTGGCAAGCGATTCATCAGAGAAGAAATCGTTCGGATCAGGCTGCTTTGGTAACTCAGGATTCACCCGTAAGTGCTCCGGCAATTCACCGCGTTTTACTGCTTCCATCTGCTGCTCAAGTTCACGCTGACGCTTGCGCTCAATGCGGCGACGGGCAAATTCCGCGTTTGTTGCCGGGTCTTGTTTGGGTTTCCCCTCATCGTCTTTCAGTACAATGTCGAAGCCTTCTTCCTGGCCTGCGTTGTCGTTGGCATTATCGACAACGGAGCCATCTGCGGATGCCGCCGCCTGATCGCCGGACAGGGTTAATTCTTCAGTCTGGTTCTGAATTTCGGTGGTTGTGCTCATGATATTTAACTCTCTTACATGGTTTGAGGTATCTCGGCTGGTGAGCCGGAAGGGATGTTTTGTTGTTGCTGTTCTGCAACCTTGCTCAGAAGTTCGATAGCTTTCATCACTGCGCCCTGCTGCAAGTCCTCGGCCTTAGCCAGGGTCAATGTAGTGTTTGCCTGTGATTCAAGCGCGTTATTCTGAGCAGTAAATGCTTTGATTTGTGTTTCCTGCGCCCTTGTCTGAGCGCTGACAAGTTCAGCCTCGGCTTTCTTCTGCTCTGCCATGGCTGCAATCATCATCGGGTCTTGCTTGCCCTGCTGTGCCTGCTGCGCTTCCATTAACCACTGCTGTTCTTCGTCAGTCTCCGGCTTTTTCAGGCCGTTAACTATCAGCTCGCGGTTAGCGTAGTCGCGGATGTACTCAACGCCTTTACCCTCCATCATGTTGGCATAGGTCAGCATCATGACATTCCACATAGGGTGCTCAGGCGGAACCTTGGTGATCAGGTCGCCTATCTCAGCGCGGGCTGCATCTTTCTGTGACTGGAAGGACGGGCCGACATCAGTGTAAGTTTCATACTTCCCACGGATATCGTTTTTAGTGACAACCTGACCCTGCTGGAAGTCGACAGCCTGAGACATCAGCTCAACATTGCTTTCATTGCCATCTTCGGCAGTGGTGACAACGGTTCGCGTTGTGTCATAAATCTCACTGGCGATTGAAGCGTAAATCTCACCATCTCGGCGCATGGCAATTGCCAGGTTATCCTGAAACACGTATGTCTCAAGGTCGATGCGGGAGTTAAGCTGATTGACGGTATCAAAGGCCACCTGACCATTTGCGGCAGACGGGTCAACGCCGATACGGGCTGCTTCCTTCGCTGCTTCAGTGGCGACTTCAAGCATCCCGGCATCAGCAGGCGATATCTCAGGATTCTCCATGTAGGAGACGGCTCCGGGTGGTAAATCCTGATTGTTCTCATCCGTTCTGTTCAGCAAATAGTAGGGGTAATCATCATCCCCGCTGTACATGTGCTCATACCCTGCAATCTGCTCAGGGTAGAAGAACGGCTTTTTCTTCGGTGATTTAGCTACCGTATCGGCACCCTTTGACAGGATGAAGTTACGCAGCCTCTGAGCATCTTTAGACAGGCGGACAACGCCCTCATACAGCTCAGTATCATCGAAGAACGACCATTCGCCATACACAGGCACAATCGGGATATGCTCACCGGAAACCGGAATTCTGTCTTTCAGAATCGCCGTGCTGGTGATGATGGATTTGTACACCCTGCGGCGCTTAACTTTGCGCTCACCTGCTTTTTCTGCACCTTCGGCCGACAGGCGCTCAATGTGATCTTTAATTTCACTGGCGTAGTAGCTCTGAAAGTCCATTACTGTCGGGTTGTAGTAGACGAATACCTTCTCGTTTTTCTCCTCAACCTCGTAGTGTTCAGCGACATAAATTGTTTTGCCGCTTGACCAGGTGAACAACCAGTCAGTGTTCGGCGACTGGAATGTCGGAACATCATCAGGATCTAACCCGTATTGCTCTGCAAATTCTTCCCACCCGTCAATATTGAGAGCGTGAATTATCGTGCAGCGCTTGGCATCAGATTTATCCATCTCCTTCGCGTTACAGTCCCATATCACATGGGTGCATGACTCATGGATAGGTTTGCGCCGGATGATCTGGTTATTGCTGGTCGGGTTATCATCCTCATACTCGGTGACAATGCGCCAGGCACCGACACCGCATTCAATCTGCTCACGGACTGCCACGTTGACAGCAATCTTTGAGCTGTTATTGCGCATGTCTGTGCGGTACATCCCCATGAGGATATCAGCAGCATCAGGAGAGGCTGTATCTTTCGGCCTGTACTGAACCTCTATCGGATTCTTGCGCATCTCAGCAACGAGCTTACGAACCATAGGGCGCACAACATCAAACTGTCCGCGATACTGCAATGTGACATAGTTTTCTAACCAGTCATCCCACTGTGAAACGCGACTGAAAAACAAATCATTCCTCGCCTCCGTTCGTGCTGCTTCAGACGCGGAGTAATCGAGGTCGAATTTGCGCAATATGCTATTCAGCCGCTCATTTTTATCGACCATTAATGTCTCCTGATAGGCTTAATCGGGGCGGGAATTACTTTCTGTTTAACCTTGCCAATCTCACCGAATCGTCTTGCGAACCGGCGCATCATGTATGCGTAGCGGGTGGCATCAAGCAGGTCATCTCTTGTCTTTACAATTTTCCCTTTCTCGTCACGATGGTAGAAGTTGTATTCCTCAAACCAATCGCGCAATCCTCGGAAAACTTTAAACCTGCCGGTTCTCATCAGGTCGTATATCTCAAACAGCCCAGCTTCAACAGACCGTGATTTATCCGGCCACTGTGCTGGCTCATTAAGCATTTTAAAACCGGCATCTTCGTAATATTCTTTCTGTTGCAGACCTGAACCCTTCTCTGTCTGCAAACCATCCTGAGGCCATGCCGTAGGAATGCCTTTAGCCCATGCCTTCACCGCTCCCCACGCCTCAGATGGTGATGTCTTGCTTGCCTTCCATGCCCTGGTGACATAATAGGCATCATTATCAAGGTCGATAGCCAACTGAACATGTGCTTGCGGGTGATCCCAGCCAAAGTCCATGCCATTAATAACAATCCAGTGTTCAGGGACAGGGAACGGGTCACAGGTTATAAACTCCTCGCCAAAGTCATAAATGCGCCCATGACCAAGCATAGGGATGCCTTTCGTTCGCATATCACGCTGATGAGGTGGAAACGAGGCAAGCAAATCCTCTTTGACTTTTTCGCTAAGGTGCGGAGCATCATCCCAGCCGACGTTCATGCAAGCCTGAGCCGGTGACGGGTTATCCATGAATCCGATAACCAGATCAGTCCGTCCGTTCTCTGGCGTAAATGTCAGAATGCCGCGCCCACCTCTCCCCCTGTCACCGGTAGCGGTACGGGTAAGCACCTGCGGGTAAATCGTCGGGTCTTTCGGTTCTTCGTCGATGTGGAACCAATCAACACTGTCCCCCATCAGGGCATGTTGCCCCTGCGAGTACGACCAGAACTGTATTTTTGCTATATCCCCGCTTTTATGGCGGATGTATGCAGAGCGAACAGCGTTTGCTGCACCCTGAGCAGCTTCAGTGCTGATTATTCTGTCCCCGGGTATCAAACCACCTTCCCAGCCGTTATCTGTTTTACGGCCAAGGATTGGAGCCTGTAGCAGGTCGCGACACTTTTCACCGGAGTAGCCAAGGCACCAGATAAGCGGAGCATGGTCAAACCTGTAGCCGTCCCAATTGTCAGGGTAATCACCCATAGCATGAATAGCGTCGATGTATGTCGCTGTGTCTGTTTTGCCGACACGGTTCGCTGCAATGAGTGCTATCTGTGAATACTCGTTACTGAGGGCAATGAATTTCTTCTGCCACGGGTAACGGGTGTCGTAATAGGTTTTATATCGGTAGACGGTGGCGCGGCGGGCTTTTTCTTCAAGGAGCCGGAGAAGCTCAATTTTCTGCTCCCTGTCCATTGCTTAGCTCCTTAATGCGCTTGTCTATTTCGTCGTCAGTTAAATCGGTGATAGTTATTTTTTGATCGTGCTGGATACGGTCGCCATAACGCTTAGGCGCCAGCTTGGATGCATACCACTTGCGGGCATCAACGCGAAGACGTGACCTAGCTACGCGCTCATGATTTGTCTGTTCCTTTCCGTCATCATCAACAATCACATCACCGGAGCTATCATCAGCTATTTCAATTATTTCCTCAGCCAGCAGCTCAGCTTGAATCTCGCGCGCACGCGCGTACTGTTGCATAAAGTCCTCATGCCTTTGCAACCAATACATCACGGTGCGGATTGCTGGCATTCCAGGCCTCTTACAAATTGAACGAAGGCTTTCACCCAACATAAGCAAATTGCAGATATCTTCAGCAACTTCAGGTATGTAATCTGTTGGGCGACCCATCTTTGCCGTAGTCGCCATATATCCCCCTTAATCAATTATCCAGCCCACTCGGAAATGAGCTGTGTAATTGGCTATGCGAACAGGTCTAATGCTTCCTGCGCCTCTCTTGCTGCCTTTTGTGCTCTGGCAACAAACTGCGATTCAGTCTGGCATTTGTGGTAAGCGTCTTTGAAAAGCTCAAACTTGAGCGCATCGTCTTTAACGAACTCGATAGCGGCCTGAGCTGCGGCGGTGTCATTACCCACCAGTCGTAGTAAGTCCAGACGCATCTGATGCTGTGCTGTGATTTCTGTCATTTTTGCACCTGTAGTTTTTGAGATAAGTGTTATGTCTCTCCATAGTCACGCCGTTTCTTCTCCGGTGGCTGACGTTGCCACTACGCAACATGAATAAATGCCGGATTCGTTGTTTTCGACTATCAGCATGCGCTCGTCACAAAAGGAGGATGAGTCATTGCTAACACGCTATACCGCGACAACGCTGCGCAAAGTGCTGGTTATTTGGAGTCGTTTACGTAATGGGCTACCGTTTTACCGGCGCTGTTGATGATTTCTGCTTTGTCGCCAGGCTGCAATGTGAGGTCGTCACCGCAGTTATTGTGGTCGGTGTAATTCAGCTTATGCGCCCACGGTGACCACTGAATGCCATAACCGGACTCAATGACTTCGTTACCTGATGCGGTGGTTACTTTGATTGTGAACATGATGATGCTCCGTTATTGAATTTGGTTCGCAACCATCATCACGCATCACTACGTTACTTTGGTCACTTCCGTCTGTTCCGGCATGTCAAGATAGTGATCACCTCCTATCAGAGAAGAGCTATCTAACCTTGTCGGGGTTATTCGTAAAAAAGCCCCGCTATTTAGCGAGGCACTGTTGCCGACCGGATTAAGTCGATGAAGTCCTGACAAAACTCAAGGCGGTGTCCGTGATCGTCCACGAAGTTATATTTATTGAAATGCTCTACTATCTCCTCGGGACTTTTCCCGATGATAGGAGATTTAGAAATTGAATCGTGTTCCTGTTTCATCTTCAAACCTTCGTTCAGTTGGTTATGATCCTGCCACTCACGTGCTGGAAATTGAGTTCCACAGTAGTGGCATCTATCAGTACTCCGGTGTACCTCCGCATATTCACAGCGGGTTAATGAACGCGTCATCAAAAGGCCAGTATTTTGATGCTCACATTAAAAAAGCCGGATACCCTTATCGCAAGGTGGGGTGATTAGTTAAAGCGGGGCTAGCCTCGCTTTTTCATTTCAGGCACTGAGTCTTTATGTAGTCCTGCAAATACAGGGTCTGCTTTTCATTCTCAGCCATCATTTCTCTGAGACGCCAATAATCTTGCTCAGTTGCTTCACTAAGTCGTGGGGCGGCTTCATTGCTTCCGCTTTCGGTGGTATCGGATCCGACCTTTGGACACTCGGCTTTGATGTACACGCGCTTAGTGCCAGACTTAACAGCATCACGCAGGCTATCAATTTCAGTTTTGGCATTGGTTAACTCCTGCGTGTACATGGTGTCGAGTTCGTGAAGTGACTGAATGCGGGATTTATAGTCTTTGTTGATGGCGACCTGCTCAGCAAACTGAGAGGAAAGCAGCTGATAGTTGTCTTTCAGACCACCATACAGATGCAGGATAAGCAGCAGGCTAACAGCCAGTATTCCGCAAACGCCGAACCATATCTTTGTTGCGGTGCTCATGCCGGAATCTCAACGTGAGGCGCATCAATGAAACGGGTTTCAATCGGCAGTGATGGATCATTCTTCCAGTTGATGCCGAACCGGAGCTTTACACCCAACTCATCAGCAGCCTGTTTAACCGCTTTCAGCAGCGGCTTGAATTCTTCAATCTGCCACTTGGTGTTAACCGGAATAATGTCTACTGCATGGCCGGTCAGATGTCGGCTGTTATTTGTTTGTGATTTACCCGCCGCGACCAATTCTTTTTGGCGAGCCTGTGTGCGCAGACCTTCAATCACGATGAAATCTACCGGTGTAATCTCCAGCGCGCGACGAATCACCTTCACCAAGTCGGAATTAACACCCTTCAGGTTATTCTCGCTTCGCTGACTGAATCGGAATTTGCTCATTTTTTACCGCCTGAGAATTTTGACCAAAAGAAGTCCAGTGCAAAAGAACCCATAGCGCCACACATACCGGCAGCAAATACCGTGTAATAAAACGAAGCGTTGAGTTCCACAGAAAGCAGCCCGCCCATCAGGCCGGAGAACCCGGAAACCATCATCTGCATGATTGCCCCCAGCCAGCTCCAGCGGTAGCCGTTGCGTTTGTTGTCAATAATGTACCGGGCTAAGCCACCGTAAAGGGATATGGCAAATATGACACCCCATGCTGTACCGGTGACTTTCAGGTCTTTGTCATCCATCTTTGCCATACCGCCCCCTTCCGGAGGATTTAGTTAATAGGGTGCCGCGCACAGTATCTCTGCGCTGATTACGTTTGTTTGTTCAGGATTCTGTGGCGGCGTATTGGTGCCCCGAGACCGGATTCGAACCGACAACCCATCGGTTATGAGCCGAGCGCTCTACCGTTGATCTACTGGGGCGTATATGAAAAAAGGCCGCACACGGCGACCTTTGGAATATTTATCTGTTGGGACTGTGGGCTTGCGATATTTTGAACTACTGCATATTTTGCAGCAGTTGCTCAGTATCAATGCAGCGCTGCCGGTCACGAACTTCTTTGATGCTCATGCCGAATACTTTTCTGTGATTGGCGCACATACAGCAACCACACAATGCGGGTGTGCGGTAGCACATGCCTATGTTGCGCTTAGTGGCGTGTCCGGCATTGTAATATTTACTGCGCTTGGATTTGAGGCGTTTCTCGTGATGGCGTCTTATTGCTCTACTTCGCATTAATGACTCCGTAATTCAGTTGTTCGGAATAACCGAACATGTGAACTATCCGGAAATTCCGGAGAGTTGCGGTTGATATTTATTAATCCTGATGCAGACTGATATATTTAACTATAAAAATAAAGTGGGACTTTAAAAAGTGGAAAACCTCATCAAAGCTTTAGATATGTCCATAAAAACAAAAAATTGGTACTCTGTTTTATTTATATCACTAGCACTTCCAGATATATGCGGAAAAATAGATGAGCCCAATAAGGGCTCAAAAGCAAGGACGATAAACTGGTTCAATAAATATCTTAAGCCCATTTATAGTATGGGTGAAGGTGAAGATATACACATTTTCCTGAGTGGAGCCGATTTTTACGCCCTGCGTTGTTCATGCTTACATGAAGGCAGTAGTGACATAACATCACAAAAAGCAAGAGAGACGCTGGATAGATTTTCTTTTATCGAACCAGCAGGCGACATGATAATTCACAGGATTCAAGTAAATAACTCACTTCACCTTCAAGTAGACCAATTTGGGGAAGATGTCCTTGTCGCAGTAAAGAACTGGCTAAATGATATTTCTAATGACAAAGAAAAAATAAGCAAAATGGAGAACATGCTTCACATGAGGGTCTTAGACCCTTCGAAGGACTTCTTTATATAACAAATTCATGTACACCCCACAAATAACATCAATCATGACCAGTTTAAAAAACTCACCTACCTCACTCCCCCACCACACCAGAGCCTGGGGGACTACGAGACCTATAAGGTTTCTGCTATTAGCTTCATCAGTCGTAGTGTGCTCTGGCTTGGGCACCTACTTGGTAGGCATTGGTGCCGTATGACCTTTAAAATTAGTTGAACCTGTAAGTAACTCTTACAAGTTGCAGATATGAAAAAGCCCTCCGTAGAGGGCTGTTATGCATGCTTCGACACAAGGCCGGTTTCCCGCCGGTGTGCGCCGTTTACTTACTTCCTCGCTCTGCATTCTTTCGACCTCTCAGCCGATGCGGTTCGAGTCCCAGCCCTGCGGCGAAGTGACGAACTAGGCGGTATCGATAACAGGAGCCGCCTCTGTAACCCTGTTACCTGCTCCTGCTTTTAACTGCCTGAGCATATCACAAACACTACACTGAAATTTCGCGATTTGCAACATTTTTAATATATATTTATGAAATCGGACACTCCTCTCGTTTTAACTCTCGCTCCATTGCATAAAACATCTCCTCTTCCAGTAGTCTTTCAGCCCATTCGATGCGTCTGGTTCCCTGCTGGATGCTGATTCCGGTCATGAAAGTAAGCTCACGCGCCATCTTTTGCGGGTATTTGCGCTCACAATACCGTTTAATAGCCACATGACGGATTGGGTTATCTTTTTTAAACCTGTCAGTCATTACCTTTTCAACAAAAGCGGCATCATCTGATTCTTTGGCGAGAGCAATGATGTCGTTTATTGTTTTCTTCGGATTAAGTATTTCGTGAGACTTTTTGAACAACTCATCTCCGCGATAACCCATTTTATGCAGGTCTTTAACCACCTTGATGATTCTTTCACCCTCAGTGTCACTCCACTCAGTGCGGATCATCAGGCGACCAATAACGCTGCACTCGCTTGAACCGTAGTCATTGCCACCGTATGCATTACCCCACGTCATGAGCATGTAACGAACCCACACCCGCTTGCCGTCAGAGATATTTTTACGGGCACCACACCACACCCGCCGCAGGTCATTTTTATTGGCAACGTGCGCCAACAGGTAAAAAGGTTCGTCTCTCATTGATCTTTCCCCTGGTTGCCTTTCATCTTGGATTTGGTCATCAGCACACCGTTGTAGATAACGCGCATTTCACACCGGGTATCACGGTGAAACTTCCTGACGGTGTTTCGGTTTATTTCCAGCTCTCTCGCCAGTGCGGTCATATTTCCGTAGTGTTTAACTAGCATTTCCGGTATCGATGTGATTTCAGGTTTCATCCCCTATCTCCCATATCGTGACATCCAGTGACCCACCGCTTACCCTTTCACCGCGCCTGATCCGCATATCATCAATCTGGCTATCGTCCTTCCAGAAACCGGCGTGAGTGAGCGAATCGAAAACAGCCTTTGGCAGGTTATCGAGGTCTCTCTGTCGTTTGTCCGGGGGTTTGCTGTGATACTGATTCTGATGCGGGATGTGGTGCTGATATCGAGGTTTTGCTGTCTGATTAACTCTGTGATGTGTTGCCGGTATCTGGTTCCTTTCTCTGCGATGTAGTGCCTACCTCTGGCATGTCGCCAGTACGTGTTTAGCGATGGCGGGTACGGTAACTTAAAGTGATATTGATTCATGCCGATATTTTCCCCTCTGCCAGCAGCTGCGCCTGAGTCCGGATAACACCCTCAAGGTGACACTGTTTTGCATACTCAGCGTCTGTGAGTCGTGTACGTCGATCTGTTTCGTCATGGCACGCACTGCACGCCCATGCGCCAAAAATGTCCGGTGACTTAATTCCGGTACCGCACAATCCCGGCATCCGATAATGAGCCAGCACCACAGTTTCAGAATTGCCGTTGCACACTCCCGGAATTCGGATCTGGCATTCTCTGCCGCGCGCTTCTTTTCGTAGATTTGCCACATTTCACCTCACGATAAACTGATGCCGATAGCCAGAACGAACAACACCCAGCACAACACGAACGGGATATATTTACGCATATCAATACTCCAATCGACTGTCGTTTTTAAGTTCATGCTGAGCACAGAATGCCTGCCAGTTTTTATCTAATGTTTTATCTGAAAACTTAATTCTGCATTTGCGTCCGCTATTAATCGCAACAAACGAACTGTTCTTTGATAGCGCCTGTTTTCTAAATTCCTCAGCGACCGGCACAAGAACGAAATAAAGATATTCAACACCCATCACCATCTCCTTTTATCTTCTCGACTACTTCAAGATGCGGACATTCATTGGCGCACTGGTCGCAGACGTAAACTTCATCGTCGGCCAGTTCTTTACTGCACAGTTGGCATTCCACGGCGAGCCTCCATTATCAGCTTCCCGAACCGTCTGAAAAATGCATTGCCAAGCCCTTTCACATTGGCTTTCTTCACCACTTTTCCGCCGGTAAAATTAAGCTTCGGATATCTTTCAAATTGCTTATCGTCCGGGTCAAAGTCGCCGTTTGACACCCCTGCATATGAATCAAGACAGACATCTGCAACTTTAGTGATGATGTAACGGCGCTCTTGTCTTCCGGCTCCGGCCATGAATGCCGCGGCGCCAATTTCACACAACGCCCGTATCTTTGCGTTTGCTTCCGGCCTTTTGTAGCCCATCACCGCGCTCACATCGTCAGGAGTAAAATATGGTTTACCGCGCAACGCGCTGATGATGAGCTGAAGCTTCATGTATTCTTTGTTGGTCATGCGTCCTGCTCCCTTTTGAGTTTCATGTACTCCGAGTTTTCCGGTATCGTCACAAAACAACCGATGCCTGTAGCCCAGCGCTCAACCTGCCCCATGAAGTGGAACATTTCCCCGGTGTCTAACTTTGATGTTTTTCTCATAGTCCTTACGCGCTCTGTATGCTGCGTGGTGGCGTCTATCATTTCAGTTACCTCGTATCCTAGGAATGTATGCTTAAGCATTTCCTTGGCTGTCTCAGGCGTGAATTTAGAGCCGTTGTCACACAGATACTTGCTTATCTCGCCGCACCACTGATGAAAGAGGCGGTTTTGTGGCAGTGAGCGGGTAGATTTCCAGGGCTTGATGATTACTCGGTGGGGTTTGTTTGTTGCTAGTGCTTCTTTGAGGTGTTGCCAGGCTGTATCTTTGGTTGATTCGTGGAAGAGAAATTCTGCTTCCATTTAGCCTCCTATTCCTCCGGCCTGCGATACATGAAAACGACCAAGCCGCCTTTTGTTGTAATTTTCAGGTCATCACCAGGCTTCATGTCACCAAGCTCATAGGCATCATACAGCTCGTTTATCGCCGCCTGTTTGCGGTCTTTTTCCTTCCGCTTGAATGCCTTCCTGAATAGCACTTCCCCAAAAAACCACGCTGACGATTTTGCGATAATCCAAAAATAACCGACCCCCATCAGGCCGATGGTCGCGTATTTGATAATTTCATCCATCCCCCACTCCTTCTCACACTTAAAATCAGTCAGGACGACTTTGTCACCGAATGACCGGCCAGCTTCTTTGCTGCGGTAAATCATGTTTTCACATTCACGTTTGCTGAGCTTCTTCGGTGACCGGCGGAACCAACTCACCGGCAGTCCGCCAGGCTTGTGTATCGTTGCAGTTATTTTGTACATCACTCCTCCGGTGGTTGTGGCAGTGGCATCCAATGGGTTACGTCTTCACCGAGTATCCGATTTTCGGAGCACCATTTTCCGACCTGCTTTTTCAGATAACGACCATCATTGTAATATCCTGATGTAACGCCAGATGCAGAAGCCATAATCACTCTCTGTCCGTGCTTAGGCATTCTTTCTGAGCACTTAATCCATTCCATTGGTAGCTTCCCTTATCGTGCGCTGTAGTTCAGCAAAGCGTTTGGTGTTTGCCGCGTTCTCAAGCGCAATCATCCGCTGGTATGCCCGACCTCTCGGCTGGTGCTTTTCGGCTGCACAATGACATTCAAAAAAGACTGAATCCGTTTTTCCTTTGAAAAAGTGACTCCGCGCCCGGATGTAACGGACTGCGATATAGCGGCCTTGCTTGCTGTACGCCTTATTTAAATCCGTCAGCGTTGTTCCCTTACCCTTCATCTTCATCTCCTTTTGGCGGTGTCTGGTACGGCAGTCTGCTGAGAACTCCGGCCATGTAGGCGCGGTAACGGTAGTCAATCCAACTCACGGTGTACCCATCGTCTCCATTTGGCTTACGCAACATTGCTAAAGACTCGGGGTTATAGCCAAGCTCACCCGTACACCACTTTTCAAAATCCGTTGGTTCCATAATCAACGCTCCTCTGTGCTAATTCCCGTAACTTACTTTCAGACTGCCGGATATCAATACGACCACAATCAGCAGCCATCCCCACCCGTCTTTCCCGTGGTAAATCAGGAAGGCCACAGATAAAAAACCGGTAATCGGCACCAGGCAAACAAACAAGGTGCCAAGAATGTCTCTCAGGTATTCCATAATCAAAAATCCTCAGTTAATCGCTCTGAACTGATTAAAGTCGTCAGCTGTAATGCCAGGCACGATGCAGTTTGCAAACATAACCCCGCCGCCAGGAGCCCTCATAAACCGGAAATTCCTGAACTCAGGCTTATGCTGAATATTCATATCCATATCTGCTGGAAACTCGCTGTAGTTTTCCAGTAAATAACTCATGGCATCCATCCAGACGTGTTTGTCTGCATCAGTGAAATAACATTCCTGAAGCAAAGCGTATCCGCTCATATCAAAAGTCCTTCTGTCTTGGGTTATGCCGCTACTTAACCTGTCTGCGGAAACTTTCCCAGGTGAAATTGATAACGGTCGGCGATCCCATTCTCAGGCGGTCAATAACCCGATCACCCAACGCCTTCGCCAGTTCGTCAAAATTGAGATTGGTCAGCACACCTACCGGCTTTTTATTCGATAACCGGCGGTCTACTACCTGGAAGATAATCAGATCTTCGTTCAGGTTATTACGCTGCACACCGACATCATCCAGCACCAGTAAATCCACTTCGCACAGGTCGTTGATCAGCTGCGACTCCGTAGTTTTCGCGCCCTTCTGGTATGTCTCACGGACACGCATCATCAGGTCTGGCAGAGTGGCAATCAGAATGCTTTTCCCGTTCCGGATTATCTGGTTGCCGATAGCCGCTGCCAGATGGTTTTTACCGGTGCCGGGATTGCCGCTGAAAATAAACCCGCCAAATGATTTGCCGAACTCAGCCGCGTACTGTTGTGATTTACTGAGAGCTCGCTGCTGTTCTTGAGTTGTCGCTAGGTAGTTCTCAAACGTGCATTCCTGGTGTAACGGGCTGATACCGGAACGCCCCATGATTTTATTGAGACGGGTAACACGATTTTCATCGGCGATCCGTTTCGCATCGATAGCGCCCTGCTCACGCTGCCACGCCATCAGCTCAGCAGCATTCGTGAATTTTGGCTTGATGTGCTCCGGCTTCATGCGGTTAAACCGCGCCAGAGTCTGCGCTGCTGTTGCCATCAGAAGTCCTCCGGTATGAACTCACTCGCTCTCGATGGCTGCACAATGCGATCACCGACACGGCGACGGGCAGGCACTGAGTTTTTGTTCTGGTAGTTGAGTTTCTGGCTTGCAGTGATAAACCAGTTTTTGGGCTTTTCAGACCGAAATTCCATGTCCAGCCGTTTCAGCTCATGCTCAAGGTCGATATTCGAATACAGCCCGCTCCACTCAGCGAAGTCTTTGTGGTTCAGGCGGATCACTTCTCCCTCGAATGCATACTTGCTCGACATCTGGTGAATACTTGCCAGGTTATTTTTTTGCTCGTCAGGGCAAGCCGGTTTTTCGGCTTGGGTGTTTATAGGGTTAAGGGAATCAGGAATCAGGTTAAGGGAATCAGCCGGGATTGTTGTATGCTCTTCCTGTTCTTGCACCATGCAAGTACTGTGCTTTTCCGGTGCTCCTTTATTATCAGTATCTTGCGATAACTGTTCAGGTATTTCACTGGCCGCTTCTTTAACGTGAGGGTTCTGATGCTTCTTCCAGTTATTCACCTGGATAAAATCATTTCCGTCCACTGAATACCGGGTGATGAAGTTTTTACCATGCAGCTGCGCCAGTAATTTGTCACAGTCAACATCATCGTAAGGAAGAACCATTGCCTTAATCTTGCGTGGCTTGTCTTCCATGCGACCTTCACGGTCTGCGATTGTCCATAACCCGACAAACAGAATACGGGCATAAGGATCACACTCAGCCAGGTCATCATTAGTGAAAAAACCGGGCTTAATATTTCTTGCTCTGGCCATTAAAATGGTACTCCTGTGTCATCGTCGTCAACGTGCTCTGCGGGTCTCCCTTTGCCGTCGGTTTCTTCAAGGTATTTTTCATACATTTGATCGACCTGAGACCTGACGAGAAAAGCGCCACCTTCGCTTAAGAAAAGAGAGCGGCTATTCTTTCTGTTACCTTCAATGAAAAATTTATGTGCTATTCGAATTAATCTTTCTGCTGCTGCAAGTTGGCACCCAAATACATTAATTCCCAGTGACTCAAAGAGATCGCTGATATTTAATCTATTCAGAGTTTCGGTGCTGATAATGTCGTAGTGGTCTGCTATTTCTTCAACCGTTGCGGATGTTCTAAACTCAGTCACGTCATTACAGACCGATAAAATTCTTTCCAGGTCGCCCTTAAAGAATTCCCGGCTTTCATTCACCCGGCAATCAGCGAGGTATTGGTGAATTAGTCTTTCATCGCCAAGTGGGTCATTTGAGTAATAACTTTCTTCGATTTTAAATTTCGCCGGAACGCCGGTAGCAGAAGATAGCTCTTTGGCTCTTATCTCTGGAGAGGTTGTAGTCATTCCTACCTTATAAATACCAGGCATAAACTCATTACTCAGAACATATACCCACCCAGACAGACGAAAAAAATCAGGCATGACTGCATGCTCAATTATCTGCTTATGGAATATCAGCTCATCGAGGATCATAGCGACCTCCATATCTTTGTTTCGTAATTACTTTCATGTATAATTACTCCGTAATTTGCTGCATCAAAAAAGGGGAAACCGTATATTCCCCTTTCCTAAATCACTGGTTATTGATACAGTGTGAAAGTTAAGTGCTTTTCTTAATGCGCCTCTGCTGATCCAACAGCCGGGGCGTTTTCTTTTGTTCTCATCAGAGAGAGTTCGCCGATCTGCTTCCACAGAAACCGGTACTCTTCCTCGCTGATTTTCTTCTCGCCTGGCAAAACAAAATCTGTGATACCGGCTGCGGCCAATGTCTCGCATATCTCCGGTAACTTTTCTGTTCTGCGTAAGACTGTTGAATCGTGTACACCGAGCAGTTTTGCAACCACTGTCTGTGTGGTGCTTCTCAGCGCCTGATGAGCAGTTGCCATCAGATGATTTGACACAAACCGGTTAAACGATTTGCGTGGATTTGCATTTTCCATTTGTTAAATTCCTTTTGACGTAGTTAATCCGTTGCTCACTTCCTGTGAGGTGTTGCTGTGTTGAAAAGTGTTCCAGCACATATCCGGAACGGGCTAAATTGTGTAAAGAGCGGTTGGCTTATGGAGCAAGAAGCTGCTGTTTGCTTAATTTGAGTAATTCGCTTGCTTGATATTTTCCGTTTGAGATTTCTTCGATTTTTTCCGCATAGTTAGTTTTTTGAAAAAACTCAGTTTTTGGAAGAAAACCGTTAGCAATCCACTTATAAACAGCTCGCTCGCTTACTCCGCATGCCTTTGCTACCTCTGCAACGCCAATGGCTTTGATTGGCTCTTGTATGTTCTGCATGGCGATATCCTTATGTGAACTTTCAGTACATATATTAATTGAACTGACAGTTCTTTTCAACATGTTTATTATTGAACCTATGGTACAAATAGATAATGCGCGAGAAAAATTCGCCAACCGGCTAGCGCAGGCCGCAAGGGGAGCTGGTTACAGCGACCACGGGAAGGCGACAGAAATAGCAGAGAAACTAGGCCTAAGCCCGAAGGCGATCAGCAAGTGGTTTAATGCTGAATCTATGCCTAGGCAGGATGCTATGGAAAATCTCGCAAAGCTGCTGCGTGTAGATGTGGTGTGGCTGCAACACGGAAAAGCATCAGGTCTTGACTCTAATGTTTCAGGCATTCATCCATACAAACCATCCCCAAAATATCCAGTGATAAGTTTTGTTCAGGCCGGTGCCTGGAATGACGCATGTGAAGCCTACTCTCTTGATCAGATCGATGAGTGGTATGAGTCTGATATTTACGTCCAGGGTGCCGCATTTTGGCTTCGCGTAGAGGGAGATTCGATGACATCACCTGTGGGTATTAGCGTTCCCGAAGGATCACTGGTTCTCGTTGATACCGGAAGGGAGGCCATAAATGGAAGCTTGGTTATTGCAAAATTAACTGAATCTAACGAGGCGACATTTAAGAAACTGGTGATAGATGGCGGGAGCATGATGCTGAGAGGTCTAAACCCTGCATGGCCTATCGTTCCAGTTAATGGAAACTGCAAGATCATTGGTGTTGTTGTGCAGATGATGATGCGCTTTGTCTAACAGTGGCCTGACGACACATTCTGATGAAACGACTATACAACTGGTTCAGACGCAATAAGTTACTAACTCTGCTGGTTGCACTGATAGCTTCCGGAGCTTTAGTTTTGGAGCTTATCTTTGAATGTACGCTGATACCTGTTCTTATTTGGCTATCTGAGGTCTGACACCAGAGGGGGTATGCGAATTTTACAGTGGATGCGTGATAACCGGCTTAAGTTTCTGCTGCCAGTTGTGGTGGTGTTTGAGAGCGTGAACTACCTGGTGGCCTGACGACACGTTTTAGGGTGTGGTGATATAAAAACATAATGTGCTTTAGATATATGGATAACTTTATGCAAAATTTAGACAATGCATTACAAGGATTTATAACATATAACATTGATGAATTTAAGAAAAAACACTTTCCTGATGCTGACATGGTATCTTACTATGGTGGAATAAATTTCTGGTCTAAACATTCATTCCAGCCAGTGGTGTCTTTTCTTGGTAAAGAAGCAAGAAAAAGAAGAGTAAAAAAATTGGTGATTCTACTTCAGACAACTGGGGGAAGTGTAGAGTCTGTTGAAAAACTAGTTGAAATAACTAGATATTTTTATGATGAGGTGTATTTTATAATCCCTGATTTTGCTATGTCCGCCGGTACAATATGGTGCATGTCAGGTGATAAAATCTATATGGACTACGCATCATCGCTAGGCCCTATAGACCCACAAGTCGCCAACCCAGAAAACCAATGGGTTCCAGCGTTAGGGTATTTAGACAAAGTTGAAGAAATTATAAAAAAATCCGAGCAGGGAATGGTTACTCAAGCAGAGCTAATGATGCTCAACCGACTCGACCTTGCAGAGCTACGAAGATATGAGGAAGCAAGAGAGTTATCCAAAGAACTCTTGAAAAAGTGGCTGGTTGATTATAAATTTAAAGAATGGAATCACAAAGAGAGCTCAGGTGAAGCTGTCAGCTACCAAGATAAGGTCGACAGAGCAGAAGAGATAGCTATACTACTATCTGACAATAAACGATGGCACTCGCATGGCCGCTCAATTGGTATCAAAACTATAATTGATACTTTAAGATTAAAAGTTGAAGATTACTCAGACGATGAAGATTTTTCGTCTGGAATTATTAACATACACAATTTATTGCTTCAGTTTGCAATGAAATCAAATCAAGAAATAGTTGTCATAGGGTCAACACCGTTTTTCGATGATGAAGCCCAACAACTGGAGACGGAAGATGAACAAGGCTACTAACTCAAAAATCATTACTAATGTCATGTCTATAAGAAATAGAGAAATAAATGAAAGACAAGTAAAGATGATTAATGATCTTGATGCTATGGGATTACTGGTTACCCCTTCTTTCAATCTCAAATGCTCTCCATCTGCATATTTCCAGCCTAGAAGTAACTAGAACCCACGCAAAATATCAAGAAGCCCTCCCCGCGAGGGCTTTTTTGTGCCTGCAATTCCCCCGCCTGTGTGATCTGCGTCCAATCGTGACGATTTTTTTGAAAATAAATTGGTTGCGAAATCAACAAAATAGAACTAAAAGTACCTTTTTTATTTTGTTTTTGTACTTTTGGTTCTTGACGATACTGAACTATTGGTTCAATATAACCACATCAACGGCACGGAGCCAAAGATAAACGGACTTAGCTCTTTAATAATCGGGAACCTGATCTGAATAAGTGTCAGATCACCACTGAGTAGTTTTTGGGATTGGTGAATGCGGGTAGTGCCCGCTGACTCATGGTAACAGTCGATTGAGTTTGACCGAAACCGCATAGGCAACTATGTGCCAGGCAATTCCATCGTGATAGCGAAAGTTTCAGGTGGTTCGATTCCACCTTTAAGGCTGGCATGGACTCACCATGAATACGGACTGAAACCGGCGTAACGAACCGGCACCAATCACCAAAAATTACTCAGGAGGCAATATGGCAACAATTACTGTTATTCCAAAGAAAGACAACGCGAAGAACCGCCGGTTAGCAAAGCAAATGGCGTTCTGGGACAGAAAGCGTGAGGAGTATGCAGCGAAGCCTAAAAGCCGCTCAGTGGAGGATATTTTTGATTCAGTTTTCGGCCGACCGGCAGACGAAACAGATGTGTTTGCAGAGCTGATTATCAGGCTGAAAGATGCACCAGAAACACCACGCAAGCAGCTGAGAATGAACCGCAAGCCGATTATGCCGAACGGTGGCATTACGGCAAGGGCATGAAGCGCAGATACTAATTATAGCCCATTCGGTGAGTGGGCTATGGTGAGTTAATAACAGGAGATGGATATGAAATTTGAAGAGTTACCAATCGATGCAAGAGCTGCCGCGATAGAGGCATACAAGCAAATCGTTATTCGCGAAATTGGAGCTGTTGAGGCGGATTACGCCAAAGACCAAAAAGCCAGATGTGAAAATCTGGCTGAAACAATAGCTGCCGGTTTTATCAAAATGATGGAAAGTTAATTTATTCCTTTTTTGACTTTTCAATTTTTGACAATTCTACAAAGCAATCCTTTATTTTTTCAAAAGCAACAACAAACGACCCACCCTTATCCGAGCTTCCATTAAAAGCACCAGCTCTAGCCAGTTCGATAACTGCCTGATGTGCGGCCTCGATTGGATAATATTCCAAATTAACTAATTTTTCTGACATATAAACATTCCTTATTTTGACTGTGGAATGTTCAGGCTACCAGATTCTTTGGCTGTGGAAGTTGAAGATAGTCGCAAGACTGACAGCCCGGAAAGACGGGCATCCAGTCAGTATTGGGATTGGTGAATGCGAAGGCGGTTGGATATTTGAGGCCATGTAGCCAGCGTATGTGCGGGGATTCCGCCACCAATCACCAATACTGACTAACACCCCGCAGCGGGGATAACTATTCGGACATCACGTAGCACAGGGAAGTGCATAGGAGGAAGTAACATGCCGATGTTTAAAGTAACGTGCAAATGGAACGGGAAGCCATGGGAAAAGGATATCGAGGCCGAGGATGAGGCCGACTGTACAGAACACATGTATCTGTTTGGTGTACTGATTGGCAAAGCCGATATTCAAGACCTGCAAATAACAGAGATAAAGGAGAAAAACAATGTCAGGACATCCACATGCTGACCTTATGGCTAAGGCAGCAGAGATAGCGAAGACGGATCAGTATTGGCAGCGGAACTTTGAGGAAAAATTTCACAGCACGGATAAGTGGAATCAAATGTCAGATGTGTTCTTTCAAACACACAAAGAATACCGGCTGAAACCCAACTTCATCGACATTAACGGGCATAAGGTTCCGGAGCCAGTGCGGGAACCGCTTAAAATCGGGCAGGCGTATTGGTTGGCACGTATACATGGTGCCGTTGATAGCTTCGAGTGGGAGGGTGACCACGAATGCAGAGCCTGGCTTGAGTGCGGACTCATCCACCTAACCAAAGAAGCCGCAGAAGCCCACGCAGCCGCCCTGTTCTCTTTCACACAGAAGTAACCCACCCTATAAATAAACGGAGTTAATTATGGCCGATAACAACGGTTGGATTAGCGTTAATGAGCGCCTGCCTGAAATCAGAGATGATTCTGCACTGGCTTACTGGCAAGGGAATGGCGGCATGGATATGGTTCATGTTGGAGATTTTTTTGGTGACATAACCAATGGCCGCGACGAAAACGGAAACCAAAAATACACCAAGCTTTATCTAAGCCATGGAATAACTCACTGGCAACCTATGCCAGAGGCACCAACCAAGTAACCCCCCTTATCCCACCTCGGGATATCAGCAGGTAATCACATGACTATCAATCAGAACGTTTTCCGTCTGGCGCAAGCACAGGCGCGGGTAGCTATACGCCAGAAATGCGATGACATCTGGTGGTTAGCAATGGAATTACTCAGAGAAAGTTACGGGAGGAAGGAATGCAGATAACTTGCGACCACTTCAGCGTTTCCAGCAGAACCGGCGAGTCGGTAATCACCACCCACGGACGGGTGTTCATCAACGGACTTGATTCTGAGGCTATAGGAAATAGCGATGCCGACATACAGGAGTTAGTCGGCACTGAATTACGGCGCATGGATGAGCAATCTGTCGTTGAAACGCTAAGGAAGGCAGGGTTCGACATGGATGTTATCGCACAACTGGCAGGGAGGAGCGCGGCATGAAGCCAATATTGGACATGTGCTGTGGGTCGCGAATGTTTTATTTCGACAAAGAAAACCCAAACGTACTTTTTTGTGACATCAGGCGCGAGCAACACATTTTATGCGATGGGCGTGAGTTGGATATCAACCCTGATGTTATTGCCGATTTCAGAAACCTTCCATTCCCAGATAAGTCATTCGAGATGGTTATTTTTGACCCGCCTCACCTGGTTCGCGCTGGTGAAAATGGGTGGCAACGGAAAAAGTACGGAGCATTGGATAAAGAGTCATGGCGTGATGACTTGGCCAAAGGGTTTGGTGAGGCAATGCGAGTATTAAAACCTAATGGAATACTGATTTTTAAATGGAATGAAACTCAGATTAAAACATCGGAAGTTTTGGCGTTAACAGATTATAAGCCGGTATTCGGACACCCATCAGGGAAGCGGTCAAACACACATTGGGTGACGTTTATGAAGGAGGCAGCATGAACGCATACGCAGCACAGGATGCTCAGGAAGAGCGGCGGCTGGAGCATGCAGCATGGCAGGATGCCGTGGACACGGAAGTTCAGCAGATGACATCGGATGTTTTCTTTGGCGTGGATCAGTCAATTTTAGACAAATTCAGTGACGATGCGCAGGACGCGCTTTTTAACTCGCTGTGCAAACAAATAAAAAGGAGATTCTTTTCATGAGTAACTCACTGGTGTCGATGGCTGGCTCTCTCGCACAAAAGCTTGATCTGGCAATCGACGAGAAAGACCTGATTAACACACTGCGGTCTACGGCATTCAAGGCTGAGGCAACAGACCAGCAGTTTCTTGCGCTTCTCATTGTCGCCAATCAGTACAACCTGAACCCGTGGACAAAAGAGATTTACGCTTTCCCGGACAGGACGGGGATCGTTCCTGTTGTCGGCGTTGACGGATGGGCGCGGATCATTAACGGCAACAAAAATTTTGACGGCATGGAATTCGAAATGGATGACGAGTCGTGCACATGCAGAATTTACCGCAAAGACCGGAATCACCCGACATCGGTAACGGAATACATGAGTGAATGTAATCGCGGAACCCAGCCGTGGAAATCCCACCCTAAACGCATGCTGCGACATAAGGCCATGATTCAGTGTGCGCGTCTGGCATTCGGGTTTGCTGGCATTTACGACCAGGATGAAGCAGAGCGCATCACAGAAAATACACCGGCTGGGGTTATCAACGGACAGGAGAGCCATGAAAACCGGCCTGAGCTCATCGCACGCTGTGAAGAGGCTGCAAAAAACGGAATGGAAGCATTTAAGCAGCTATGGACAGAGCTTACCCCAGAAGAAAGGACGATCATCGGGTCAGCAGATAAAGAGCGAATCAAAAACAGTATCGCCATTGATGCCGAATACACTGAGGTGACAGATGGAGCAGAGAACGGATGAGTGGTTTGCGGCCAGGCTAGGGAAAGTCACGGCAAGCAATATTGCAAAAGTAATGGCGAAAGGCGGCGGAGCGACAAGGAAGAATTATATGGCTCAGCTGGTTTGCGAAACACTGACAGGCCAGAAGGAAGAGACCTTTAAATCAGCAAGTATGGAGCGCGGTAACGAGCTTGAGGCGGTGGCAAGGGAAATGTACTGCCTCAACGAATTCGATGCCACAGTAACGGAAACCGGCTTTATTCAGCACCCCACCATTGAGCTTTTCGGTGCCAGCCCTGACGGCCTTGTAAACGATGACGGATTAATCGAAATCAAGTGCCCGAACACAGCAACTCATATTGAGACCATAAAAACCGGAAAGCCAAAGCGTGAATACATCCTTCAGATGCACGGCCAGATGATGTGCACCGGTCGAAGATGGTGTGACTTTGTCAGCTATGATAACCGACTTCCGGAAAATCTCGCCTATTTCAAAACACGGATTGTTTTTGATGAAGCACTTGCCAGTGAAATAGAAACGGAAATTCGCGAATTCACGAAAGATCTCAGGGAAGAAATCGAGTTTTTAACCAAATAACCCCACCGTTTCAGGATGAAGCGTAATGCAGGGATGCTGAAGAAATAACGAGGAACTCACAATGACAAACGAAAATTTCAGCTTTGAAGAATGGCATGCTTTTTTATCTGAGTACGCAGCGCAAAAAGGAGGATCGGCGGCAGATGCTGATGCATGGCGTGATGATTATGAGAGCGGCCTAACTCCGGAAGAAGCGTGGCGTGAAGCTTGGGGCGAGTGATGCTGATAACAGAGGAATGAATATGAAAGACAGAATCAAATTCAGCGACGAAATGTTAGCCGCTGTTATTGATGGCAGGAAGACGCAGACGCGGCGACTGATGAAGCCTCAGCCGGTATTGAACGGAAACTTCTATGAGGTCTTTGGCGCGGGCTGGAGCAAAGGTATCAAGCGCGTTACTGTCGCACCGGGTCACAGTTTAGAGCGAAACTTTCCGTATGGTCTGGTTGATAAAAAAATCCCGTTCGCAGACAAAGACGGCAACATCAAAGGGGAAATTAAGATTGTCGATGTCTGGTTACAGCGGGTGCAGGAGATATCACAGGAAGATGCTCACGCCGAGGGATTTGAACTTACCGGCTGGATTCCGACTTATAGCGACCCAGATAGCGGCGGCGAGCAATTTACACCAGTCGATAACTTCGTTGAGGCGTGGATTGATATTTATAGTGAAGAAAGTTGGATAAATAATGAATGGGTGTGGGTTATTAAGTTCGTAAAACTGAATGATTAGCTCAGATCAACTAAACTAAAAGTGGTATGGTGATATCTCCACCACAAAGGAGATAAAAGATGGTTAATTATGTTTTAATATATAAAGACGGAAATATAGATAAAAAAGAGCTTGCTGAGTACAAAGAAAATGAGTTTAGATTACCAGCAAAACCTGTGTTATTCGCATCAAATAATCCACCTGAAAGCTATGACTTACCTAAAACATTCACCTCACAAAAAATAAGTGACGATGAGGGAAATCAATATGCTATAGCTTATGAGACTGGTGCCAGTTCAGTGCCAATGGAAGAAATAATAGAGTATATAAAGCGAGAGAGAATACCTTGTTTATAAAAACAATTACCACCCTGCACTAGCAGGGTTTTTTATACCCAAAATCCATAGCTAACCATGACAATCGGATTTGTATTACTACTGGTGATGCACGGCTCTGCTGTGCCTGTTACCGATGATATTTATACGCTCGAAGAATGTGAGAGCCACGCAGTGCAGGTGATGGCTGTGCGGAATGTTGAATTAGTATGTGCGGAGGTGGTTCGTGGAAAATAAATGTGTAGTTATTGAGATTGGTGCTGGTGACAAAGTATTTTCAACCATTGATTATAAAGATAAACAATGTGTTGGATTATCAATATCCGAACGAAAAGATAACAATCGTGATATCGGAAATAAATTCACCTACCCAGAAGGCACGACAATTAGCGACCTTGAGCCAATCATTGTTGTTGTAACGCAGAATATCAACTCTCTGATAGCTTTGCGTGACCAGGTTGATGATGTGATTGCGTTGTTAAAATCAAAATGTGAGGCTGACAATGAACAAATATCGTGACAAATCAGACTTTGAGATTAATAAGGCTGTATTTCAGAAAGGTAATTTACTCAGCGTAGGTGACCAATGAAAAAGTATGACTTAATTCTCGCAGACCCACCCTGGCAATATAATAACAAATCCTCCAACGGCGCAGCAGATAACCACTACAACACCACCGATTTTTATTCCCTCACCCGTTTACCCATCGAAAAAATAGCCTCTGACAACGCCGTACTCTGCATGTGGTACACGAGTAACTTTGTCCGTGAGGCTTACGAACTGGCTGAAGCATGGGGATTTAAAGTGCGTACCGGCTTCGGGTTCGTGTGGGTGAAACTAAATAAAAACGCTGGGGAGCGGATAGATGCCAACCCGCCGGAGGATATGTTCGATTTCATGGACACACTGAACACAGAGACGCGGATCAACGGCGGCAACTATACCCGCGCTAATGCCGAGGTATGTCTGATTGCTACCAGAGGCCGGGGACTTGAGCGCCGGTCGGCCAGCGTCCGGCAGATCGTGTATTCCTGCCTCGGTGAGCACAGCGAAAAACCGAAGGAAGTACATCATCGGTTGGAAGAGTTATATGGCGATGTCCCGCGCATTGAACTGTTTGCCAGGGAGAAATACGGCGAATGGGATGTGTACGGGGATCAGGTGGACGGAAGCGTTAAGTTATGACACCACAGGAAGCAAAGAACGGACGCAGACGAATAGCAAGGGAATGCCTGAAGGAATTAATGCAGCACACATCAGACGAACAACACACCGCGATACTCGACAAATACACACCGAAATTTAAACCACTTAATCACCTGCGCTTTCCGGCAAAGAGAGTGCTCGGGTATTACGTGCGTACGTTACAGAAGGAGATGAAGGATGGATAACATTAACGATGATTCTTTAATTGACATGAAGTTCATGACGCGAGATGCTGGCTTCACTTCCAAATATTTCTACAGCCAGATCAATAAAGGCAACCTGCCCAAGCCGATAAAAATCGGTGAGAGGTCGCGCTGGAAAATGGGTGATTACCGTAAGTGGAAAAACTCTTTTTCATGCCGTTAAAATGTCTTTGTGGGCATCTTTGCGGGCATCTCCTGCACACCAACATAAAATTACTAACAATTCCAATATAATGCGAGCGTGTTCGGTGTTTGCAGGGGACACCAAAATACCGCTCGTCTGTCCGTATCCACAATATGAACACCAGACTTACCGGATTCGGAAAAAATGTCCGTGATCCCGGCAGTTATAATCTATCCTCCGGATAAAAAAGCCCCGCAATTTAGCGGGGCATTGCTGATTTAATGTTTGAAATTATAGCTGCATCAAAAATCGAGCGTAAACCCACCAGTAAATGTTGGTGTTGTCGGTGTATCCGGCGGTGTACATGTCTGAGTGACCGGCGGACACGTAGGTTTCGGCGTTACAGGCGGACACGTAGGTTTCGGCGTTACAGGCGGACACGTCAGTTCCGGTTTTTCCGGCTCTTTACATTCACACCCGCATTTACAGCAGTTGTTAACAACAATGCTGATAACCGTCTGCCCACCCTCACAGCACATTTCCTTTGTTACTTTCCGCTCCGGAAGCCCGCATCTGCTCAAACTCCCGTATTGCCCGTTTATCGTGATTACAGTCCGCGATTGTTTTCATCGCATCCGTCAGCAGCAGGATCGCGCCGCCGTAAGTCAGTTCATCCGGGATAACCGGCAGCGGGCAGTCAGCGAGAAGATGAGCCGGAACCGGCACCACCGGCGCGGGCACGAATGTCTCTCTCGTATTGCTGCAACCCGCCGGTAACACGGCCAGGCACAGAAGCGGCAGCACATTCATCCTCTTTAAGTACGGTTTTAATAATTGTCTTAACATTGATATGCTCCGCCTCCTCCGTCTGCTTTGCCCGGATATTGCTGAGCGCAATATGATGTCCGGCCATAAACGCCACCCGGGTCAGATTATTAACAGCCAGCTGCTGGTCATACTTATCTTTCAGTATCAGATAATTACCTTTTACACCGCTGTACAGATGCAGTGTCAGCAACAGACAAGTCAGTATTACAATGCAGAGACCGGCCAGTATTTTTGTCAGTATATTCATGGATTTTCACACTGATAGTGGATAACGGCCGCCCGCGGATGTCCCGGCAGCGGCTGACAGTAATCCGGGAGTGAATACAGGTAACAGCCTGCCAGCAGGCAGGCTGTCAGTATGAGAATCGCGGCAATGATCAGCACTACAGGGTTGCACGACATACCTCACTCTCCGCTTCACGCCGGTTAATCAGCCCCTGCCACTGCCGGCCGCCGGCAAATGTCCAGCGTTTCATTTCCTCACAGGCACCGGCAATATCACCGCTGTTCAGTTTTCGCAGCATCGAAGAGCGGGAAAACGCCCCCGGGCCGACGTTGTAAACAAAGGAATAGATGGCAGCCCGGGTGGTGTCATCCACAGGAACCGTAATCATCGGATCAACCGCGCGGCGGATTTTATCCAGATCACGGTGCAGCAGCGCCCCGCATTCATCCGCCGTATAAATCTTTCCGGCCTGAATATCACTACCGGTATGCCCGTAACAGACAGTCAGCACCCCGGCCACATCGCGGTAGGGCCGGTATTCCACGCCTTCATAGGCCGGAATCAGCACCAGAGCGGTAGAAATTGCGCCGCCAGCTGCTGCAGCAATGACTTTTTTGCTCAGATTATCCTTCATGATGATCTCCGGCTTTTATCTGAAACTCTTTCCGTCGGTAATACCAATTGATAAAAAATGTACCGATGGTGCAGACAATCCCGATAAGGACTGCCCACTGATCCAGCGATAACACACCCAAAACGGAAGTGATAAGCCCCCAGGTATATGCTGCGGGCCCGGAATATTTATCTGACATGCTCATATACACTCCCTTGCAGAGTGTTCCGTAAATATTATTGAAAGGTAAACTCAGATAATGTCTGAAATATAAAAATTAATGTAAGGTCGTTTTCGGTTCTTTATTCCTTACTGCCTTTAATCGTGAATCAATATCGGTAATTGCAGAACATCCGAACCCCGGAGAAATAAAGGCTTTATTGACCACACGCCCGCAGAATTTAATCCGTTTCATTCCCTTTGACGGACATTTCATTACAGGATTAGGTTCAGGTTCTCCCCTGATTTCACGGACATAGCGGTACAGACGCGTGACAGCATCCGGTGCCACCGCATATTGCGGAATATAATGCCGTCCCTGCTTAACCATCCCTGTTTTTATCAGACTGCCGATTTTATGCAGGATAGTGGTATATGTGCGGATAAATATTTCAGATGTCTCTGTATATCGCGCAGCATCACTGTTGGTAAAGCAATCATAATCCCGGCAGGCCCGGATAATATTGACGTATATTTTAAATTTTTCCTCAGTCATAATATATCCTCTGAAGTATCATCCTGTAAATTACCGGCTGCGCTGCGTATTAAACGAAGCAGAGCCGGATGTCATTAAATAAAAATAATGTGCAGGGCAAATTTAAATAAAGTTACTGAATATAAATAGTGCCGGGAAATACCGGCGACCATCCCGCTTACGGGATGCTTTTTTGATGGCAATGCATTCAGCATGCCGGAGCCTGTTCACACACGGAGTGGTTCAGGCTGTTGGTGCGCATTTTTCAGCGCAGTCTGTTAAAGAGCGGGCAACAGTATCTGTTGATAGACAAATAATATCATAACTATTAAATATGTCAATATCTTTAGTATTGACAAAAATTCTGATTTTGGTATTAATATTGTATGAATGAAAAACGACAACTGACGACAGAACAGCTGGCAGACTGCCGAAGACTGAAAGCTTTGTATGAGTCAAAGAAAAAAGAGCTGGGTATCACCCAACAGAGCATTGCTGACATACTGAATATCAGCCAGGGCGCCGTCGGTCACTATCTTAACGGCCGTAATGCATTGAATTTACAGACAGCAAGTGTGTTCGCCACGCAACTCAATGTCCCTATTTCTGATTTCAGTCCGTCTCTTGCCGCAGAGGCGCAGGCACTGAGTGCCGCTATTGACAGCAATATTTCCGGCCTTCGCCCTTACAAACCCTCCCCGAGATACCCGTTAATCAGCTGGGTACAGGCGGGTGCCTGGAATGAGGCGAATGAAGCTTACGGGCTGGATCAAATCGACGAATGGTATGAATCAGAAACCCATGTTCAGGGGGCCGCATTCTGGCTGAGAGTCGAAGGCGAATCCATGACCGCACCAACCGGCAAGAGTGTGCCTGACGGCTCTTTGATCCTGATCGACACCGGCAAAGATTCCGAAAATGGCAGCCTGGTCGTCGCAAAGCTGACGGATTCTAACGAAGCAACGTTCAAAAAACTGGTGATCGATGGCGGCAACTGGTATCTGAAAGGACTCAACCCGACGTGGCCGGCCATGAAAGTTAACGGTGACTGTAAAATTATCGGTGTTGCCGTTCAGATGATGATGAAACTGTAATCATCTCCTGCCGCCCTCCTGCCGGAGGGCATTTTACTATTCACAGATAATACTCTTAGTATTTATTTTTCGGAAAAAATAATACCTTATAATAATACCATTAGTATTTTTATGCTGATGGTTCAGAAATAAAGGGAGGTAAAAATGAGTTGCCGCGGATATCAGTGCGCCAGAGCCCGCCGGGCTGCACGCAGACAACAACTACAAGCGGAATACCGGCTCAATGCAGCGCTGAAAGCCGCCATCAACGGAGAATGCAATGAAAAACCGCCGGTTTTATCTCTGAACAGACGTCCGATGGACAGAGTCACAAAAGCACTCTCTGTCCGTCGCACTTATGCTGTAATTCACCCGGTATTGACAACATTATCCGACCGAATGCAGTTTGACGTGTGATCCGAGATATTCCCGCTTACGCTGGTTATCAGCCGCTTTGTAGCATTCAGGATACAGTGCCGCGATCTCGGCCATTAATTGTGCTGGTGTGTTAACTGATTCAATTTTTGATGCAAGAGCCAGTGCCATATCAAAAGCGACCCGCTCTACCGGATTATATTTTGGTGAAAAGATTTTATTTGGCAT